CAGAAGAAAAAGAAGAGTCGAAAGAAAGTCGAGGACGTGACCGTGCGCGTAACAAGCACCGACGTCTTCAGTATCTGGAAGTGATGGACAAAATCAACAGCGGCACATGGTGGCCGTTTGATAAAGTTGATCCAAGCCTGTTGGCCAGCAAGCGGCGGGCAAGGTCGGTAGTAACTACAACACAACATGAGGAGGCTCCGCTGTAAATGGCAAGCACACCTGAAGCGAAAGTGAAGAAGAAAGTCCGGGCACTGCTCGATGAATACAACGTCTATCACTTCATGCCGCCAGCCAATGGCTTTGGCAGGGCGGGCATACCCGACATCGTTGGGTGCTTCAGCGGGCGCTTCATAGCCGTTGAGTGCAAGGCTGGCAAGAACACCACCACAGCCTTACAAGACAGAGAACTACAGGCCATCAAGGACCACGGCGGCGTGGCGTTTGTGGCAAACGAAAACAACCTAAACGAACTCAAGGAGTTATTGGAATGGATGAAACAGCAGAAGAATTAGACCGCATCATTGATGCGCTGCCAGCAGAACAACGCGAACACTTGAAGACATTGGTCTACAACCTTGTCACAGCGTTCGACCCAGAGCAAGCCCACAGACAAGTGCTGATTATTTTTAACAACGAAAAAGACGACGCACTCAGCATAGGCACGGCCAACATGTCAGCGTATGAAGCAGCAGGGTTGTTAATTAAGCTCGCAACGCTGATGGAACAGAGGATGATGGACGATGCCCCATCAAAGGAGATGTTTAATTGAGCAAACCGTACGACCAGATCATTGCGATTGATTTTGAAACACGCTGGGACAGCAAGAACTACACACTCAGCAAGATGACAACAGAGGAGTACATCCGTGACGAGAGGTTCACAGCATTCGGAGTTTGTGCCCATCTATTTGGAAGCGACGATCCGATCCAGTGGGTTAGAGGATCAGACATACCTGAGTTCTTTTCTGGAATCGATTGGGGGCGAACCGCAGTGCTTGCGCACAACGCACAGTTCGATATCTCAATTATGTCGTGGCGGTACGGTGTACGCCCCGCGTTCATCTTCGACACGTTATCAATGGCAAGAGCTTTACGCGGCGTGGAGGTTGGCAATTCCCTCGCGAAACTCGCAGCAGATTTTAGTCTTCCCCCCAAAGGGAGAGCCGTACACTCAACAGATGGACTCAGTGAGTTGGATCCTGCGGTTGAGGCCGAACTTGCTGAATACTGCAAGCACGACGTCTTTTTATGTGAAGAAGTATTTCGGCGTCTATTGGCAAAATACCCTACCAAAGAGCTGCGACTGATCGACATGACGCTCAAGATGTACACCGACCCGGTGCTTGAGCTTGACGCTGACCTTTTAAGCAAAGCAATCGAAGAGGAGAAAGAATCCCGTGAAGAACTACTCAACCGCCTCGGTATCGAGGAAGCTGCGCTGGCATCGAATCCAAAGTTTGCTGCCGTACTTGCGGCTCTCGGGGTTTCTGCCCCGAAGAAAACCAGTAAAACTACCGGGAAAGAAACACTTGCACTGGCAAAGAATGACGCCCACTTCCAAGCGTTACTCAACAGTGAACGTGAAGACGTTGCCCTTCTTTGTGAAGCGCGCCTTCGGGTTAAATCAACCACTGAGCGAACCCGGGCGCAAAGGTTCTACGACATCTCTCAGCGTGGGGCTCTCCCGGTTCCGCTTAGTTACTTTGGGGCTCAGACCGGGCGCTGGACAGCCAGCAAAGGATCAGCAATCAACATGCAAAACCTCAAGCGCGGATCATTCCTGCGTAAAGCGGTTATGGCTCCCGAAGGCTACCAACTCGTGGTGGGCGACTTGTCCCAGATTGAGCCACGAGTTCTTGCATGGCTGGCAGATTACGAAGACATGCTGGCGATCTTCCGGGCTGGAGGTGACCCTTACGCTGCGTTCGGTGCTCAGATGTTCAACATTCCCGGGCTTTCTAAAGAAAGTCACCCTGACCTACGGCAGTCTGCCAAGAGCGCACTCCTTGGGTGTGGCTATGGCCTTGGGTGGGCGAGTTTCTCTACCCAGTTATTGGTGGGCTTCCTTGGCGCCCCGCCTGTCAGGTATGAGAAAGACTTCGCCAAAAAACTTGGTGTCACCTTTGAATACATCGAGAGGTTCCTCGACAACAGTGAAAACCTTAAAAAGATGGAAGCCATACCGCACACTTGTACGGACGAGGAATTACTTGTTCACTGCGTAGCGGCCAAGAAGATCATCGACATCTACAGGCAGACCGCATACCCGGTGGTGGCGTTCTGGGACATGTGCACCCAGCTCATCGAGTCAAGCCTTTACGAGGGCAAAGAATTCGTGTATAAATGCCTTACGTTCCGCAAAGAAGAGATCGTTCTTCCCAGCGGGATGTCGCTCAAATACACGAACCTACGCGCAGTCAAGAACAAAGAATCGAAACAATGGGAATGGGTGTACGGTGAGGAAGGCGTGAAGCCAACCAAGCTGTACGGCGGGAAGATCACAAACAACATCGTGCAAGGCACGGCGAGGATTGTGATGACAGACGGGATGCTGAGAGTCAACAAGCAGTACCCCGTCAAGGGCACGGTGCATGATGAACTCATTGCTGTCGTGCCGGATGAGGAGGTCGAACACGCTAAGACTTGGGTCTTGGCGCAGATGACCGTGGAGCCGAGTTACTTGCCGGGGATCCCCCTGGCCGCAGATGGTGGCGCACACCGTAGATATGGAGAAGCAAAACAATGACAGACAAGACGCAATCGTTGCCACGCAAAGTCAAGGTTGGCGACAAGTGGTACAGCATCGAGGTGGCGCAAGCCATGAAGCGCAAGGCGCACATGGGGGAGATCAACTACAACGAACGCCGCATCCAGCTGCTTGCCAACTCGTACCCGCTCATGCAGGAGACGTTCTGGCACGAGCTGACGCATGCCATCCTTGAAGACATGGGCGAACACAAACTCAACAACAACGAACGCTTTGTGGAGGAGTTCAGCAAGCGCCTCTACCGTGCAATCAGATCGGCGAAATTTGTATGACTGAAGACACAACACAAATATGGGAAGACATACAAGAAGCGTTCATTCGTGACGCAATCGTCAATGGTATCGGCATCTTCATTGCTATGCACAAGGACGGGAAGACCAAGTACAAACTTGTACACCGCAGCGAGTTCGAGCAGTTCGGCGAGTTCTTGCTTGAGTACCCAGAGCTTATGAAACAAAGAGGTGAAAAATGATCAACGAATTACTTATCAGTGACGGCGAAGTGGAGCTTGTCAAGATGCGCATGGTCGCTGTCAAAGATTACGGTAGTAGCGGGTGCATCCCCATTTACGAAGATGACTGCATGTACAAAGGCGAAGTATCTTGTATTAGTGGGTCGGCCGGTTCTATTTGTGGCGGCTACTACGGGCACGCCGGTGAGCATGTTGTGCGTTGCCAAGAGAAAGCGAAGCAAGAGTGAAAAATGTTAAGTGGAGCCACAGCTCCTTGAAAGACTACGAAGGTTGCCCCCGCCGTTACCACGAGGTGAAGGTGTTGAAGAAACACCCATTCACAGACACCGACGCCACGATCTACGGCAAGCAACTGCACGAAGCGGCAGAGTTCTACATCAAGGACGACACGCCGCTGCCCAAACAGTTCGAGTACATCAAGGACACGCTGGACGCGCTCAAGGCCAAGCCCGGGCGCAAGCTCTGCGAATACGAGATGGGGTTGCGTGTTGACCTCACCCCCTGCGCATTCATGGCCAAGGACGTGTGGGTGCGCGGGATCGCTGACCTACTGATCATTGACGACGACAACCTGACCGCACGGGTGGTGGACTACAAGACGGGCAACAACAAGTACCCAGACACTGAGCAGCTCAAGCTCATGGCGCTGATGGTGTTTGCCCACTTCCCCCACATCCGCAAGGTCAACGGCGCGTTGTTGTTCGTTGTGAAGAACGATATGAAGAAGAGCAGCTACTTGGTAGAAGACTCTGAAGCACATTGGTGGGACTATCGGGAGCGTGTCGCCCGCATCGAACAGGCACATGCAACGGGTGTGTGGAACCCAAAGCCCACGCCGCTATGCGGCTGGTGCCCAGTGGTGACATGCGAGTACAACACGAAAAGGAACTGACATGACACAAACAAACGGAAAGCGAGACTACAAGCATGCCTACAAGCTGCAAAAACAATCAGGCGAAACCAAAGATCAGATCGAGCGCCAGCGAGCGCGTCGTGCATACGACAAGGCTGGCGTGGATCGGGACGGCAAGCACATCGACCACATCAAACCCCTGCGTGCGGGGGGCAAGTCAACCAAAGGCAACACACGACTGCGAAGCCCCAAAGCAAACATGAGCGATAAATAAAAAGGAGGAGCAATGGAGATCGTAGAAGACAAAGCAGTGGTGTTCAAAACACGAACACCACACAAATACAGCGTCATCCCCAAGCACAAGATCGTGAAGCAAGAGGGCGACACCTACGAGGTGGCGGTGTACTGGGGGCTAGACGAGATGAAGGTGCTCAAGAACTTGGGCGTCAAGGACGTGCCGTCCCCCATCACACGGCGCTACAACTGGCCCGGGCGCTACAAGCCCATGCAACATCAGGTGGACACTGCGGCGTTTCTCACCATGCACAACCGTGCGTTTGTGTTCAACGACCCCGGCACGGGCAAGACACTCTCTGCTCTCTGGGCGGCTGACTACCTGATGACTCGCGGCGTGGTGCGCCGATGCTTGATCCTGTGCCCACTGTCGATCATGCACAGCGCGTGGCTCAACGACTTGAACAACTCCATCCTGCACAGAAGCGCAGTGGTGGCGCACCACACCAAGTCAACCCGCCGCATCGAGATGATCCAAGGTGACTACGAGTTCGTGATCATCAACTACGATGGCCTCAACCTGATTGCTGACGAGGTGATCAATGACGGGCGCTTTGATCTGGTGATCGTGGACGAAGCCAACGCCTACAAGAACATCTCCACCAAACGGTGGAAGACCTTGAAGTCCATCATGCACCCCAACACGCTGCTGTGGATGATGACCGGCACTCCCGCGTCGCAGTCCCCTGTCGATGCGTACGGCTTGGCCAAGCTCGTGAACCCGGATGGCGTGCCAAGGTTCTTCACTGCGTGGCGTGATCAGGTGATGAACAAGATCACCATGTTCAAGTGGCTCCCCAAACCAGACGCCAAGGAGCAGGTGTTCAACGCCTTGCAGCCAGCCATTCGCTTCACCAAGGATCAGTGTCTGGACTTGCCACCCGTCATGACCATGACCCGGGAAGTGCCGCTCACGCCCCAGCAGAAGAAGTACTACGACCTGCTCAAGGAGCGCATGCTGGTGCAAGCCGCAGGAGAGACCATCACCGCAGTCAACGCGGCCACTGGGGTCAACAAGCTCTTGCAGATTTCCTGCGGGGCGGCGTACACAGACGATGGTGAAGTGGTGGAGTTCGATGCCGCGCCGCGCCTTGGCGTGCTGGAGGAGATTCTGGAAGAGACGAGCCGCAAGGTCATCGTCTTCGCCATGTACCGCTCCATCCTTGAGACCATCCAGAACCACCTCACCAAGTGCAACATTGCCAACGAGACGATCCACGGCGGCGTGACCCCAAGCAAACGCGCTGACATCATCAGCCGCTTCCAGAACCGCCCCGACACCCGGGTGCTGGTGATGCAGCCCGCCGCCACGGCACACGGGATTACCCTAACTGCTGCCGACACGGTGGTGTTTTTCGGGCCGCTCATGAGCGTGGAGCAGTACATCCAGTGCATCGCCCGCGCTGACCGCAAGGGACAGACGAGTGACAAAGTTACGGTTGTGCACATCCAAGGTAGCCCAATTGAGAAAAAAATGTTCAAAGCCCTCACCAGTAAGGTTGACGACAACACCCTGCTGACTGAGATGTTCAAGATCGAACTTAATTCATGAAAGGGGGTTGCAACCCATCGCAAAGCATGTAAACTGTCAAACACTAGACAAAAACAAGGAGTAGCAAATGTCAGACGAAACAGAGGGTATACCCCTCGACAAACTCATTTCCATTCATGGAAAGATCAAAGCCCGCATCAGCGCACTCGATGCTGAAGTTGCGGCTTTGGAAGAACAGCGCACGGAAGTGCGCATGGCAATCAAAGATCGAATGAAGGCGCTTGGCGTCACATCGATCAACAGTCCCCTAGGCCGTGTGTCGATGATCTACAAGACGCGGTACAGCACTGACGACTGGGATTCGTTCAAGAAGTTCGTTCTTGAGCATCAGGTTCCTGAGTTGTTTGAGCAACGTATCAGTCAAGGGAACATCGCCACATTCCTTGAGGAAAACCCGGGCGTAGTGCCCCCCGGTCTGAATTCATTTTCAGACTTTGAACTTCGTGTAACCCAAGCAAGAAAGTAACGCAACCATGAGCAACATCACGCTTTTTTCATCTGCAAACGTCCCCGCCTTCGCTCGTAACAACGAGCTGTCCGACACCGCTAAAGCCCTCACGGGCGGCGGCACTGGCCTCTCAACCAAGCGCATCTCCATCAAGGGCGGTGTGTTTCGACTGGTGGCTGGTGGCAAAGAGATCGCTTCCATTGAAGATCGTCACCTCGATGTGGTCATTGTCAAAGCTGCCCCCAAGGTCAGCCGCATCTACTACGCTGGCGCGTACGATGCCGACAAGATCACCGGGCCTGACTGCTGGAGCAACGATGGCGAGAAGCCCGATGCTTCGATCAAGGAGCCTCAATTCCACAACTGCGCTGGATGCCCCATGAACCAAGCTGGTTCTGGTCAGGGCAACAGCCGCGCATGCCGCTTCCAACAGCGTCTTGCAGTGGTGCTGGAGAACAACCCCGGTGGTGATGTGTTGCAGTTGACTTTGCCCGCCACTTCCATCTTTGGTAAGGAAGAAGGCGACAAGCGTCCTTTGCAAGCCTTTGCCCGCTACCTCGCGGCGCAGAACCCTCCCGTCAACCCCGAGCAGATCGTCACCCGCATGAAGTTCGACACCAAGGCAGAGAGCCCCAAGTTGTACTTCCAGCCCGTGCGCTGGCTCACGGATGATGAGTACGAGACTGTGACCGCCCAAGGCAATAGCGAGGATGCCCGCCGCGCAGTCACCCTGACTGTGGCGCAAGCCGATGGTGTCAAAGCCCCCGCGATGAACATCGCTGGCAAGAACCCCGCCAAGCCCGCACCCAAAGCCGAGCCTCAGCCTGAGCCGGAAGAGGAGATCGTGGTCAAGGGTTCCAAGACCAAGCCAGTGGCTGACGCTGACGATGAGCCTGAAGTCCGCAAGGAGACGGCAAAGCCCAGCGCAGTCCCTGCCAAGAAGTCCAAGCTTGCCGACATCGTTGGTGAGTGGGACGACGAGTAAGGAGTTATGGGGGGCGGCAGTCGTTAGTCGGTCAAAGGAAGCCTCTGGAGTCACTTGGTGCACCAATACTCTACGTGACCCTCATCCTCGGCACACTGCACGGTTCGCAACCGTAACGCCCCCCACCAACAACATGCCATATTCACAAGACATCATCAACAAGGTGGCCGACACGCCAAAGTCGCTGGGCAACCAGCTCGGGCGCTGGGCCATCTATCACGACTTCTCAGTCGTGCGAATCGCAAAGGCGCTGGGGGTCACCCGCCAGACCGTCTACAACTGGTTCTTGGGCAAGGAAATCTTCCCGGCGTATCGTGATCGTGCCGAGTGGTTGCTCAAGATTCTTCAAAATTCAAACAGCGCGGATGCCGCATGGAGGACTGTATGTCAGGAATTGAACCTCGTCGATTGACCAACAAAGAACTTGTCCGCTTTGCCGCTGAGATGGCGCAAGATGGAACGATGACCAAGAGCTTCCAGATTGAAGTTGTGCGCCGCCTGAACTTCTACACGCAGGGCGCTGCCGTGTCGATTGCGGACGAAAGCCCACGCAACCCAAACCAACTCGAACTGCCCCTGTAACTCGCCCAAAGGACAACCATGACTCCGCTTGAATTCCTAGCGGTGGTTTTGCCGTCTGCTGGTAACGGGTTTTACTGCGCGGCCGAACTGAGCACAAGAAAAAAAGAGCACTGGTATTCACTGGATGTTCTGGGGTTGGAGCCCCCAATCAATCGTTGGGACGCAAGTAACCGAGACATTTACTTTGCGTTGGCAACATTCGAAGAGTACGGCAACCGCGAAGCGGTCAACGCCAGATACATCAAAAGCCTGTTCATTGACATGGACGGCTACGAGTCGAAGAAAGCTGCGGCCCAAGCCCTGCAAGCCTTCAGCGCAGAGGTGGGGCTGGATCTGCTTGGCACACCCTACATCGTTGGGTCTGGCGGCGGCATCCATGTGTACTGGCCGTTCACTGAAGATGTGACGATTGAGCGGTGGAAGCCCGTGGCTGAGAGGCTCAAGCGCCTGTGCAAGCAGCAGGACATGAAGATCGACATGACTGTGACGGCTGACGCCGCCCGTGTCTTGCGTGTGCCGGGAACCCGCAACCACAAGAAGAAGTACCCAGCGCCGCGCCCCG